ACCGACCGGGAACCATTACGAACCCAAAGATTGCAACGATTCCAGGCAACGAACCGCCGCCGGTTTGAAGAACAACAATTCACCACCCGGGCCGGGGAATTGTAATTTTTACAAATGTGTCGTAATTTGCAACCGAAGAAAAAAGCCAAAGTCAAAATGTTAACACGTAATCCATGGCAAAGGAACATCCCGAGTATTGCCGCAAAGAAGCGGAGATTGCAAAGATGCAAAACGAATTAGAAACCATAAAAGGGTTTGTAATGGGTAACGGGAAAGACGGTTTGGCCGTAAGCGTCCCTAAATTGGCCGACAACGTCCAGGATTTACGAATGACCGTTTCGAATTTGGATCGAAACTTGGATCGTGTCATTGGTAAACAAGCGAATTACGAAGGGGAAAAGAATGGTAAAACCATTATCCGAAAACGCAACCAATGGATTATCGGCATATTGGTAACCGTCGCCGCTTCCCTTTTGGGAACAATGCTATTTCTTATTGATAAGTTAATGAACCATTTACCGACATAAATTATTAATCAAAATCACAAACCAAAAACCAACATTACCATGAAAAACTTTAAATTCTTCTTTGCTCTTTTTGCCCTTTTGTTCTTGCCGGTCATAGCCTTGATTGCCCAGGACATCCCCCCACCCGAGACAATCGTTGAATGGATCGGGGCATTACCCATTTACCTGGGATCGTGGGCCGGTGTTGCCGTTTCATTCATTCCCCTTGTTGCAATTGTTCTTGGCGGTTTGAATCTGAACGAAGCATCCAAGACGGTTAAATATCTTATAACCGGGGCCGTTGGCGTTCTCGTTTTGGTAATTGCCTACTTTGTCCCATTCGGATATTTGAACGGGGCGTATTGGTGGTGGATTCCTGTTAATTGGGTTGGCCTTATGTTACTACAAATCTTGGGTTACGCCCTTATTGGCGACCTATTAGACAAGGTTGCCGAAAAGTTCAACCCTTGGAAACCGGCAAAGTAATAATATTGAAATTATAATTGAAGGGCCGGGGGTTTGTCCTTGGCCCTTTTTTAAACTTTACAGACATGAACGACCAAGTAATTGAAAAGATGCTAAACGGTGTTCCCGTTTCCGACTTTATCGCATATTTTTTGTGGGCGTTGATTGCAATGTTTATAGTCTTCGGAATTAATGTTGGATCGAACGCCAAAAAGACGGGTTGGTCTTGGCCTTCATTTTGGGCCGGTTGGAAACGAATACTTATCAACCTGTTATTGATTGCGGCCGGGATTGTGTTTTGGCCCAATATTTCTTCGTTCATCTTCCAAAGCGAAACCCCCATTGAATTAACAATGTGGTCTTCTTTTGGCCTGGGGTTGGGATTGGATCAATTCCGTTCATGGATAAAAGCAAAGACCGTAAAAAAATGAAAGAAAAACGATTGAACCGATTGGCCCTTTTGGCCGTTGCCCTTGTCGTGTTGGCCGCAATCCTTTTGTCAGGTTGCGCCACACAATCCCGTTGTTTTGCTCTATTCCCCCCGGACACCGTTACCAGGGTGGAAACCGAAACGGTTACACAATGGAAAGACACGACCGTTTTTGTTCGTATCGTTTCCGATTCGATCTTCGTCAATGATTACATGACCGTTGATTACACCCCCCCAACCATCGACGCCCCAATCCAAGTAATTCCAACTATTACCATCCGGCCATTGACGGCCCGTTTGCCGTTGGCACATTCCCGGGCATGGGTGGAAGACGGCCGGTTGAACCTTGGATTGTGGATTGATTCAACCACCCTTCGTTTCAAGTTGGATTCGGCAATTGCCACGGTCACCACCACGGAAACCATTACCGAAACCCTAATCGTTGAAAAGCCGGTCAAGGAAAAATGGCCCCGAATCCTTATGTGGGTGTTTGCCGGTGCCGCTTTTATCATGTTGATTTTGGCGGTTGTATTCTTTAAACTGAAATAGCAAAAGGGAACGAAAGTTTACCACAAGTGTCGTATTTGGAAAGAATGGTTACCTTTTATATCTTTGCGATATGAAACGAATGGCACCAACCCCACGAAACGGCGAATGTGTTACCCAGGTTGTTAGGGAAACCGACAACGTGGCCATGTTTGACGTTACAATCGACCATGAAATCATTGGGTATTTCGTCGGGATTAAAAGCGTTGCCGGCCCGGACACCTTCATTGAATTTGCAGACCGAGAACCGGCCGACAAGTTCTTCGATAAATTAGACGTTCGTGTTGAAATGGCCAACCGTGGAATCTGTTTAAACTAACCTCAACAATGGCAAAGCGTAAAATTAAAAAGAAAGATATACTAAAATGCAGGGGGTTGCACGTCGCCCCCTGTTTTCATTGTAGGCGTCAAGACGACAACGCCCCGGAATCCCTTATCCAAAAGATGAACACCGGCCGCAATGGGTTAAACACTTGTGAACATTATTATTCAACAATGCAATGATTATAATACTTGACACGGCAGACGGCCAGGCGTACAACTTTAGAACCAGGAAGGAAGCAAGCGAATTCCTTGGGGTTTCACGTCCAACCCTTCGGGGGTGGTTGACGAACCAATTTTATTTGTATCGTACCCTAATCATAACACATACATCGAATGAAAAAATTACTAAATCGAATCGGGAATTACTTAAACGCCATATCCAAAAGATTGGCGAAGACGAAAAGGTCAATGGAAAAGCGGTTGACCTTCCGGGGGTTCTCCATGAAGTTGGGGACGTTCTCGTTGACAGTCCACGATCCGAAAGAACGCCCCAGGTGGACGGGGCCAATTGACAAATTCATTATCTTGCATTACAACCAAAAATCAGCATAGCCATGGACTTCCGAAATGTTAAAATCCACATCCAAGAACTATTCGTTGAAAACGCCGTTGAAATTTGGTTGTTGGATGAAACCACAACCGGGACAAATTACATTTCATGGGATGGTCAAAACCTTGTTGCCACACTTGTCCCACAATTTGAAGCCCAACCACCCGAATTAAAACCATTCCTTCGATTGACCCTTCCCATGTATGAAGCATTTTTCAAAGCCATTGCCGAATACAATTCATCGAAGGGAAGGAAGACCCCCAACGAAAATATGATTGAAGGTAAGTTGGAAGCAACGCAATTACATTTACACGATATGCGAACCATTGCCAACAAGACCATTGAGAAACTTTTAAAAACCCTATAACATGGACATTATTATTAGCCTAATCGGTTATTTTCTTTTGTGGGCCGCCGCCGGGATTTACAGACCACCCGGGCAAATGAAGTTGTTTCCAAAACATTGGTGGGTAACTCTTTTACTTATCGTTGTAGGTGTTCAATTCATTAAATATTCCATCTTAAATTTATAATCATGCACATTGAACTAAAACGCCGTTTTCTTGGGGAACATTACACAATCGGGTCCCTATTCATTGACGGGCAATATTTCAGCGATACCATTGAAGACAAAGTCAGGGATTACAACAAAGATGGTGACTTGTTGGACGCCGGCGAAACAAAGGTGTTCGGCGAAACCGCAATCCCATACGGGGTTTATGAAGTCGAATTGACCATGTCCCCGAAGTTTAAACGATTGCTTCCCCTTGTTAAGCGTGTCCCACACTTTACCGGAATACGGATTCACCGGGGCAATACGGCCGGCGATTCCCATGGTTGTATTTTGCCAGGGGAAAACAAGGTCAAAGGGAAGGTCGTAAGGTCAACCAAATACGAAATGGCGTTGGTTGAAAAAATCTTTGAGGCCGTTCGTTTTGGCGAAGATGTGAACCTTGAAATTACGGGGCCATGAAACGCCGAAGGATTAACCGCAACCGGAAGAAGTTTTTCGAATTCATGGCCAACACCCCGGCCAAAGATATATTGTTCATTTATCCACCTTTAAAACCATTACCATGATTACACTTATGTCAACACTTGGAACCATTGCCGGCATTGCCGCAATCGGAATTATCGTTTTCGCCGTCATTTACTTGATATGGCAGAACGGGAAATCGGCCGGAAGAAAGCAAACACGGAAGTAATGTTCCAACGACTTATTAAACGACTATTTCTTTGGGTGTCCGATTGCGACGGGATGTGTTCCCATTGTCCGGACACCCTACGTTCAAAATGCGAAGAACAGAAAAGCCATGATTGATTTCAACAAATGGGAAGCACTAAGGGCCGGACATTCTGCCAAGCCGAAAGAAAGGGTAAATCTTTTTTACGTGTCCATCGGTGACGGGAATGGCGACCTATTATACAACACATCCCGGGAAATCATTGATAAGAATTACACCGGCCCCAAGATGGAACATTCCCTTGAAATGGTTTTTGTCTGTCTTTCCTGGGGACAACGTTGGCCCAACTACATGAAAGAACACATTGCACCCGGGTTACATGACCAACAATTCAGAATGACACAAGACCCGTGGTTAATGGCTTATTGTTGCGCCGTCCACCTTGATAGAATCGACCTAATCGAACGTTACAAACCAAGCGTCAAAATATTCAACCTTCCCGACAAGTGGGCGTGGCGTCGGGCATTACTCAACAAACGGAATACATGGTGGTTGTGGCGAAGAATTATTCCATTCAATTGGTTGCAACATTTCGTTTACGTATTTTATGGCTACATGGAAAAAGCACATGGCAAAGAAACAACCAAATAAGACCACACGGAAACGACCGACCGGCCAAAAATCGACGAAGACCCGGAAAACATCCACCAAGTCCAACAAGGGGAAAGAAGCCGGAAAATCAATCGAAACAAAGCCGGCATTGATAGGGGGCGAACACGACACATTCCGAACAATAAAAAGAAAGGAAGCCATGTTAACGGCCTTAAAACATTCTATGGGAATTGTCACCCCGGCCCTTGAAATGATTGGTTTGGCCCGTTCGGTTTATTATGCTTGGTTGAAGGCCGACCCAGGATTCCGGGAAGAAGTGGGCCACATTGAAGAAAGCCGTTATGATTTCGTTGAAACCAAAATGGTTGAACGTATCAACGCCGGATCGGACACAATGTTGATTTGGTATTCCAAAACCAAGATGAAACACCGGGGGTTCGTTGAACGCCAGGAAATCGAAGTGACGGAAAAGGCGTCGTTCGTTGTTGATGAAAGCCAAAAGGGCATCAACAAGGTAATGGACGTAATCCATAAGAAGACCGGAACGAATGAATGATTGCGACAAAATATTCTTTGCCCTGCTTTGTATCGGGGAATTATTAGTTATTGCCATTTGCGTCATTGTTATTATCGACGCCATTAAAGACCTTAAACAATAATAGCCATGAACAAACACTTTGAACACATTGACAGAAAGACCGGGGCCGTTCATAAAGAACACAAACCTGAAGAATCCAACGGCGTCAAAATTCAAGACATCCAAGAACTATTACAAATCTATGAACAGACCGCCGACGAAACCAAGCGGGAATTGAAAGAAATCAAAGCAACCATGTTTGTAAATTGGGGTGGTGGTAACGAAGTCAATCCCACATTGGTTAATAAATCCATGTCGGCATTGGAAATGTTCATTGCCATTATACACCATTATTACGACCGAAAAATGGTTCACCTTCCCAACGAAAACGCTTGGTTCCCCCTTGGTTCGTTCCTCACATCGAAGGAAAACGGAGAATTGGTAATTGCTCCGGTTGGAGCACCCCGAGAAGAAATTGTCGGGCAAGTGACGTTCGACGGCCTCAACACTAAACCATACATTCCCGATGAACTTGATTGAAAAATATAATGTGTCCACGTCTGAAGACCAAATGCAAAAGGCCGTTGCGGATTACTTCGCCGCTTATGAATTCGACCGATTGACGGGCCATGAATGGCAAGGTGTCAAAGGAACCATTTACCGGGAAGTGACAATCCCAAACATTGGACGACGAAGCGACATAATTGTCAAGGTGACGGATTATAAAATCTTCAATATAGAATGCAAGACAAACGACATTGCCGGGGTCATTGAACAGGCCAAAGATCATTTGTATTGGGCCGACTATTCTTACATTTGCGTTCATGCCAAAACATACATTGCCCCGTATCACGTAACCACCATGATCGAAAACGGGATCGGGTTGTTGTTGTGGCAAAATAGCAATCAATCGGATATGCGTGTTGAGGCAATCGTTGATGTATTTGGGGCCGGGAAGAACACTTATTCCGACGGGAAGAAAAACAAGTCCATTCGGGAAATGGTGTTGAAGCGGTTAAAGAAGATTGATTCCAAGGTCACGGCCGAAAGTCACGAACAATTATCAATATGAACGAACAGGCCACGAACGTCGAATGGAAAGAAACGGGGGTGTTGGAACAGATTGCCGACGTGGCCGACAAAAGAATCATTTGCCTTTATGGGGGGTCGTCGTCGTCCAAAACGATTTCGGCCCTTCAGTATTTGACGGCGTGGTGTCTTGAATATTCCGAACCCCTGGTTGTGACCGTCATTGGTGAATCCGTCCCCGTCCTTAAAAAGTCCGTCATTCGTGATTGGCAACGCATCGTTATGCGTGGAATGTTCGACCGGAAGAAATACAATAAATTGGAATTGACCTATTCGTTTGACAACGGTTCCATTCTGCAATTCATCCCGGCCGACGACGAAGGGCGGTTCCTTGGCCCACGTCACGATTTCGTTTTGATTGATGAAGCGTACAACGTAACCAAGGGCATATTTGACCAAGTGGAAATCCGAACCCGTGTTCAAATCCTTTTGACCTGGAACCCCGTTTCCCCTTTTTGGGCCACACGGTTGGAAGACGAACGGGACGACGTGGCGGTTATCCATGCCACTTACAAGGTCAACCCCTTTGTTGAACAGTCCATTATTGATTCATTGGAACGACGGGCCAAGACCGACCCGAACTTTTACCGTGTGTTCGTCCTGGGGAAGTATGGTTCCATTGAAGGGTTGATCTTTAAACAATTCACCCATTGGGCCAAGTGTGACGCCATGCCCCCCATGGATGAACGGAAACGGACGGTGTATGTGGTTGACTATGGATTCACACACGACCCGTCGGCCATTTTGGAATTGGCTTATTCGGACGGGCAATTTTGGGCCGATGAATTGGAATACAAACCCGGGATGTTCAACACGGACATCCACGACGTTATCAAGGTTCATTCCCTCAACGATCCGGGCAAAGAACCCCAGGAACCGAAGACCCACGACGAATTGAAGCGTGTCAAGTTACGAACGGAAGTCGTGGCCGATTCGGCCGAACCCAAATCGAACGCCGAATTGAAGGGCATGGGGTTAAACATCATTCCGGCCGTCAAGGGGCCGGATTCGGTCAAGTTCGGAATTGAAACCATGAAGGGTTTCACCCTCAACATTACCAAGGATTCAACGAACACCATTAAGGAGTTTCGGAACTATTCTTGGAAGAAAGACAAACACGGGGAATTCAGCAATGAACCGATTGATAATTGGAACCATTCGATTGATGCCCTTCGTTATGGTATTACCCACATACGCCGGAAACCCAACTTTGGGAAATATTCGGTGTCATAAAGTGTTTTTTAGTGATTGATTAATTAACGAACTTTGAACAGATGAAAGAACAATTGATTGTTTCGCTTATCCTTTTGGCCCTGGTAGTCTTGGACGCCGTGGGCGACGCCTTCCGTTTGCGTGGTTGGCAGATTCCACACCATATTTTGGAAGTGTTCCACGTTGCCGGTTGGGTCGTCGTTTGGGCTTTGTTTGCCTTCGATCTTCAATTCGTCTTGCTTTACGTGTTGGGACGGATCGTTTTGTTTGACATCGTGTTCAACTTGACTGCCGGATTACCCATTGGCCATGTTGGGACAAATTCCATTTACGATTTGGTGGTGACTAAAATTGGCGGTTGGGTGAAACAACACCCGGGTCATTTCGCTTTCATCTTTCGGGTAATGGCTTTGACCGCCTGGATTGGTACGTTAATCAAAATCCTTTAATATTTAAAAACATGGCAACGACACTTAGTAATTCAAGTTTCAAGGTGAAGGCAAGTAACGTGGAAACATCGGTTGGTATAAAGCCGGAAGCCGGGGCATTATTGTACGACAAGAATCTTGGTTACCATGTATTAGGTAATGGAACCGAATGGGTTCGTGTCCAAATTATTCCATATTCCGACGCCTTTTGGATTGATATGTTGGGGCCACTAATTGGTCAACGGATTGATTCCGCTTCGACCCGTTACGCCTATGATCCATACAACGGTGCCATTGCATTCGACAACGATGCCCGTTACCCGAATGAACTTATTACCCAGGAAATCCAAATAAACCATTGGTGGAAGTTGACCACCAACGGGAAACCACACCTTCATTGGAAGCAACAATCGGAAGACATACCCAATTGGGTTTTTGCCTGGAAACTATCTTCGAATGGGGCGGCCGATATTATCGAAAGCGACTTTTCGAATTATACTTTTGGGATTATTCAGTCCCACGAATTCGAATATTCTTCCGGGGTGTTGAATCAAATTTCCGACTTCCCCGACATTGATTTGTCGAATGCCGGCATTTCCGATTTGCTTACCATCCAATTTTTTCGTGACACAGCGAACGCCACGGGATTGTTTGCCGGTGCTGATCCGTCGGCCCTGGTTGAATACGCCACGGATTTGGACGTACACATCCAAGTTGATATGCCCGGAAGTCGTCAAGAATACATAAAATAAATCGACATGAATGCTTTACATAAGGATTCGTCATTTAAAATTCAAACGGGTGTTGTGAAAACCACCGTTGGATTGTTTCCCAAGCCCGGGGCAATCGTGTTTTGCTCAACCCGGAACATCTACATGGCCGCCGATGGATTCCAATGGTTACCCCTGGGACAGTTAGCCAACGAAACGGCGGCATTGGCCACGGCCGTTTTGACCCCCTTGGTTCAATCCCGTGTTGCCGGTGTTCCCGAATTGGCCCAATGGTATGACACAATTATTTATATCCTTCATAATGACGTGTATGGTTTCACCCCTTCGTTGGGGAATCAAGTGGCAATCAACGCCGACATGAATGTTGTTTGGACAACCGATTATTCCATTTCTTCAGACAAGGCCGTCAAGTTGACGTTGCGTTCATACTTGGATGACACATTGATAAACACCCGGGTCGTTAACCTGGACAAAGCCGGGGAACAATTCCCAATTACGGGGTTCGGTTCCTTCCCGGCGGCGGCCGGTTCGATTATCACGTTGACTTCAGAAACAGATAAGAATTGCACCATTACAACCCACTTTGCAAACGTCGGTTTGCGTGAACAATTTTAATAATTACACTAACCCCATAAATTAATTGATTAATGCCATGAATGAGAAGACAAACGGAAAAGCAGTAAAAGACCCCAGGTTCTTGGAACGGGACGAACTCGAAAGGGAATTAGTGTTGAGGGATAGACAGGCCTTAATAACTGATTGCTTGAAAATCTTCGACACCAACACAATGATGTTTGAACAAATCGAATCGTTGAAAGGTGACAACAAATTATTGAACGACTTGTTGAAAGGTTTGGGAAAGGAAATCGACCGGCTAAAGGCCCGGACGTTGTGGTCTATTTTGAACGAACGGATTGCATGGAGAATTGAAAAGATAAGGAAGCGACGAACCGAAACCAATTACCCGACGCCATGAAATTAAAGATACCAAAAGAATTGTCCGACATTACGTTGGAACAGGCCCAAAAGGTTTTGTTGATCGACCAAAACCCGGACATTGAAGATTTCCCGAAGATGGTTCATTCGGTTGCTATTATGACGGGACGGACGGCCCAGGAAATCGCCGAAGTCCATTTGGTTGACCTGGAACATATTTACAACCGTATATTCTCCATGATTGAAGGGGGTGGGATCGAAGCCCCGTTGAGGCGTCACATTAATTACCTGGGTCGGGAATATGCTTTTATAGAAGATGTTCGGGACATGGAAACGGGGGCGTTCGTGGACATTGACCAAATGACGAAGGGGGAAAAATACGCCGAAAATCTACATAAGATCATGGCTATACTTTACCGGCCCGTTGACGCCAAAATTGGCAATCGTTACCGGCTTAAATCGTATGTTAAAGAACATAGTAAAGACCGGGAAGAACGGCAAGCGGTGTTTTTAAAACATATGACTTTGGATGTGGTACGGGGTTCGGCCGGTTTTTTTTTGGCCGTCATGCAGAAGTGCTTAAATATTTCAAGCAACTTGTTCCCAACGCACAAGGTGGTTACGGGGGAGAAATCGACCCTTGGGGTTGGTACCACTTCATTTATTCCGTAAGTGGTCGTAAGTTGGTTAATTATGAAAATGCATTACAATTAGGGATTAGCGAAACAATTACATTCTTTGGATATGAAGCGGAATTATCAAGGCGGAGTAAATCGAATTAAAACGGTGGCATTGGCCCACCC